GTATGGTTAGCCAGGCGTGTAGCCTGAGCCGTGGCTTCTTTAGCGGGATCAACGTGTTCGTGACCGTCCCAAAACCACTGGTGAGGCCAACGAATAAATGGACCGAGGCCGGCAGGGAGAAGCCCGGGGATCAACACGGCCTCGTCGAACCAGGCGGTGAGGATGCGGTCGAGGACAGCGGCTTCGAAGTGCGCCTGCTCAACCCGAATCGACTTGAAGTAGGTTTGGTGGTCAAGCCGGCCGGACGCGTAGTTGTAGCCGCTGCTGTTGCCCGCTGCAACGTTAAACGGCATGTTCAGGCAGCGGGCAATCTCATTGAGAATCTCACGCTTAAACTCGGCGTAAGTCGTCGCGGGTTGCTCCGCTTGCAGCTGTGACATCTTCCAGCCGCCGGGCATGGTGACGAGTGCCCGCTTCTCCAACTCAATCGGCTCGAACGGCTCGGCGGCGTCGGGCTCACCACCGGCGGGGGCGTCGGTGTAGAGGATGCCCGCGAAATCGGCGGCCGTCTCCGCGGCAGCGATCACAGCCAGCGTGACGTGTCGGAGTTGGGCGAACAGCGGAAGTGCCGGCAGGATGTCGGGGACACCTCGCGCCTGCCCCGGCCGGTCGGCGCGGAACCAATGAATAACGGCCGCGGCCGGAACCCGGTCATATTCCCGCGAGATGCTGTAGCCGTCACCGGGGTGGTCCTTGAGGACGTGGTACTCGACCGGGTTACCTGCGTCGTCAAAAACGATCCCGTCTACAGGGACGTCGAGTCGGAAGTCAGGCGTCGTTACCTGGTCGGGTTCGATAAGTTTGAGGTCGAGTTGTACAAGCGTAGGGAGTTGGGGATTATTGGTCAAATTGCGAACGCTTCGCCGTCCTGTGCCCGCGCCATCCGCATCGTGCGGAGTTTCTCGGCTAGGCTGACCGCCTTAGCCCAGCGGGCGAACTCCTGCTCGATGCGGCGGTTGGCGTCGGCGTCCTCAGTGAGCAGCTGCAAGCGCGGCCCGGTCCCGATTACGTCGTTAGCCAACGTAAGGACGACGCCCTTAGCGTAGCTGTTGTTGGCGACCTCGTAACGGGCGCGGTTGCGGAGGATGCGCCGCACCTCGGCACTGTTGGCGGCGTTTGCGGACAGACCGTCCGCATTGGCCCAGTGGCGGCGGTTGTCGTCGGTAGTGGCCGCGGCGTCGTAGCGGGCCCGTATGAAGTGAGCACGCCGGGGGGTGCCGGCGTCCTTGCCGGTCCCCCGTACTCCGGTCATCCATGACCAGATGGCTTGCCACATGTTTCGATCGCTCCCGGTCGTCCTTGACCAGATGGGCTGCTACACGGTTCAATCGGCCCCCGGCGGAATCAACCGATTGAATCGCAGCCCACGCCATTTTATCTTAGCCGCCTCCTTAGCGGCCAAATAACGATCGGCCTCAATCTGCTCGGCGAGCTTATGCTGCTCGACACTGCCGGCGTCGCCGGACGCCTTAGCCGGCCCTTTCACGTTCTGTTCGATGGCGTCGTCAAGTTCGCCGCCCATGCGTACGTCCTCCTACCCATGTTGTAACACGAACGGGTGTACACATGAACACAGGCGAGCCTATATCGATCGAGATAGTTACAGATCTGTAATGATGTTCAGCTATCGTTCCCGGGTGAGCCAGCGACGACCGCAGGCGCGGCATTCGCGCAGTCGCAGCGTGTACCCGTGGCGATGGCGGGTATAGACAACGTAGCTATGGCGACAGCCGCAGCGGGGGCAAATAACCCCGCGCGGTGAGGGTTGTTTGTCGGTGGTCATCTGTAGTCATCTGTAGTCATCGGCGGCTTCGTTGTAGCTCGGCAAAACTGACCCGATTACGTTTTTTAGGCGGCTCCTGATCGCCGATGCTCGGGAGAGAGCAACCCTGGATTGACGCGGCCACAGCGCAGCCGACCAGACAGTCGAACCAGTGGTTGTCGGCTCGCTCGTGGCGCATCTTCCATTCGTCCACTGTGCGGCCCCGTCCCTCAGTCCGGACGCGGTACTCAGCGGTCAAGTGTTCCGCGAACAGGCGGTGCGTCTCCGGCTTGTCGCCGAAGAGCGAGAGGCAGCCTCGACCCCCCATCGGCACGGCCAGGCGAGCATAGATGAAGGACTTCCAAAAGTTGGTGTCGAAGAGGACATATCGCACCGTTCGCTTGCCCTGCACATTCGGCACCCGCCAGTTGAGGCCGACTCGATCTCCCGGCTTACGGCGGTACTCGCTGAACGGTTGGCTCGACGCTCCGACGAACCGCCCGTGACTCGGCATGACCACCGAAGCGTGCGCGGACTGCCGGCAGAACTGGTAGATAACGTCCGTCGAGGAGCCCCAGTTAGCATCGATCAGGCAGCGCTCAACCCGTAGTTCCGCCCCGTCGTCGCGACACCAGGCGCGACCGATGATCTGACCTGTGAGCGACTCCAGGCCGGCGTAGATCGCCGCCTCTAGCCCGCTAGCCTTGGTTGCCATGGGGAGCGTCAACCTGGCGTCGCGGAGGGTGAAGTATGGCCGCCTCTGATCGGGGAAGGTACCGTAGTCGAGGACATAGCCGGTGAAGTCGTCCTCCCAGGCAGCTACGACGTAGAAAAGCAGGTTAGCTTGCACGTCGATAAACGCCGTCAGGTGGTTACAGCTGACTGGGACCTCGCCGCGCTTCATCCGATTAAGCTTGCCGGCGATCTGCTCGATGGTCAGCTCGTCGTCGTCGGCGACCTCCTCGGGTAGCGGCTCATTTTGGTACTCGGCGTAGAACGCGACCTCGTCCTGAAGCTTCAAGTTCATCGCATGCTGAATTGCCGATAGCTCGTCGTGGTTGTACCGCTCTGGCCAGGCGACAACTGCGCCCTCGTCCATCGCTGCCTGGTTCTGCCCGTAAAACTCGGTCGCCTCCTCGCCCCTGTTTCCACGGCGGAAGCTCTCTGCTCGTAGCTCGGCATATTGCTTCCATATGGCCTCGTTGGTCGGGAACGCGTAAACAAGCTTGGTCCGTTCACCGTTCCATTCGGGGTGGCGGTCGCGGTCAAGAATGTTGTCGGCCATGTCACCGGGGCGAATGACCGTGCAGGGCATGATACCCGAGATTTTGTGTCCAGGGCCGGCCAGGCCGAGGACAGCCCCGGCCAGGATGCTCTCGCGGGTAGCGCATTGCGACAACGACCGCGCCGACTCGTCGGTTTGCGGGTCATCGAGGACAACGAGAGTTGGCCGGACCGTTTTGCCGTCGGCCCGTTTGTATTTCATGCCGCGAATGCGGCCAGTGAGGCCCGCCACCTTGATAATCGCGCCTGACGCCTTCGACGTGCCATCGTCGCGGACGAACGGCCGCAACTCCTCACGTTGGAGCCAGCCGTCAGGCTTGAGCGTCGGCAGCACCACCTCACGCGCCGTCCAGCCAATGTGCGTACGCTCACCCTTGTAAAGTTGCCCGTTGCAGCGATTAGCGATACCGTCGAGGCACTGGATCGGGTAGACGACCTCCGGGAAGTCCTTCAACAAGAGGTCGTTGCCGTCAAGTTCCATCTTGATGCCGTCGAGCATGTCCATTGCGTGCCCCTCGTCGGAGCCGATGAGGCAGACGAACTCACGATGCCCGTAGAGGACGGCCCAGATACAGGCACACTCCCAGATAGTGGACTTGCCGCTGCCACGCGGCATCGCCATTGCGAAGAGGCCGCCGTGCAGCACCGCCTGCTCGATCTTGGCGATGACCTTCAGGCGGTCGCGAGACCACGGCAGATGAAACGTTAACGGGAAGTAGCTGTCGCAGAAGAAGCGGAAGTCGGCCGCCGCCCGCGCCTTGTGGGCCGGGTTGACCACGTCCGGCAGTTCGCCGATGTCGCGGCCGGCCAGCGACAACGCCAGGTTGCGGGCACGGGAACGCTTTTTGAGGGCCTCGTAGGATTTGCCGGCCGGTTGAGGGCGTGGCGTGTATCGGTCCTCGCGCAGCCACGCCACATAGCGAAACAAATCGATATGCGTGGCGTCGCCGATACGGAAGCCGGCACGCATGCGATGGCGATGGAGTTGACGCTCAGTGATCACCTCACCCAGCGGGGTCGAGTTCAGCAGGCGGCAGAGTTCGCTCGGTCGCAGTCGCCGCGGGTCAAGCATAGTCCGTAGTCCATAGTCTGCAGTATGTAGGAAGAAGAAGCATCACATCTCGTCCTCGGTTCTGGCTGCAGACCGCGGACTACAGACTGCAGCCTGTCGAACCAGCCACGCCGCGTAGTGCAGCAGATTGATCGTCCCGTCGGCATTAACC